GATCATCACCTCTCAATGAAGTAGTCAGTTAAATCTTTGACCTCTTGTTTCATGCTGTCAACTCCGTTGCCACTGATCAGATGGTTGAATAAACTGACCTCAGCTTTGCCAAGCATCTTTATTCCTTCATTGACCTCGCCGATCTGCTTCTGCGTTTGGCTGACCTGTTCTTCGATGCTCTTGATTCGCCTGTCCAGTTCATCGAAGCGCTTATCACCCGCTTCAAGGCGCTTTTCAGCCGTTTCTAAGCGCGTTCCGAGTTTGTATGATGGAGATTTCGACCAAAGATACTCGACAGCCTTATACAGTCCAACGATGACCGTCAACACAGCGAGTGCTTTGCCGATCAGCACCCAAGTCGCATCAATCTGTGACGCTGTTTCTGCGATATCAGTCAACATCATCGGACTCACCGCCATCATCGAATGTAGCTCCGACAGATGCGGAATCGATGAATCCTTCACTGATGATATACGCAATAACACATGCTCCTTGCATGATCAGCGCTGATACTTGTGTCGCTTCTGATTTAGAGCTTCCAAAGAAGATCATAAGTCCGGATACAAATCCGGAAACCGCCATCCACAGCTTGCGCGATGACAATTTTCTTTTCCAGTCAATCATGATTACCTCCTCACTGAACAATGCAGTTTGATTTCGCAACTGCGCCCATAACCACATTTCCCGCGTTAAATACAACTCTGTCGCCGATGACCTCACTGACAGTATAGACGGTATTATAGACTTTCGATGCGAAGCCGACATTCTTTCCGTACTGCATCGCGCCTTTTCTGATCTTGATTCTTGATCCGACAGTGACAGCTTTCGGTACCGGAACAGATGAGCCTTTGCTTGTACTCAGATATGCGGATGCGAAGAAACCTGTGTACAGCGTTCCCTTGACCATTGCCTGTGCATAAAGCCAAGTATAGCCACTTCCGACATCATAGTAGCCGTAGCAAGTGACCGCAGTTCCTTTCGGAACGGTAACGAGAACCTTTGCGTCAGTTGATCCGCTATTGCGACAATTCAGCGCGTCTGTAGCGTAGTATGTTTTTGCAAACTTGCGATCGAAGCAATGAGCAACTCCGCTCGCCTTAACTTCTCCAGTAGGCGCTTCAGCAGGCTCATACTCCCACGCATTGAAGCGGATAGCGCCCATAATATCGAGCTTGAGCTTGACTGTCCGGAATCCACGATTGCCGCCTTGATTTTCACCGAAGAACCACGCATATCCTGCTTCTGCATAGCTGACGAACATTGCGATGTGCGTAGACGGACATGATGATCCCCAGTTCCAAACGCACCAGTCACCGGAACGGAGCTTGTTTACGTCAGTGATGAATGTGGCATATTTGGCATACTCATTTCTGTATACCCAATAGCCATCCGCATATCCGGTTCTTGTTGCTCGGACAGGAACTCCGAGCCAGTAGCAACAGCGTTTGAATCCGTCTACGCACTGAGTGCCGTAAACTCCGTCAAAGTCATCAATAGCGCCGTTGAACTGATTAATGAAAGCCTGTGGTGATTTTCTTGCCATCTTCTTCATCTCCTTTCAATGACAAAAAAAGCGGATCGTCTGACCCGCTTCGTATCTCTATCAGAATTTCATCGAGTTCTTCTTCTGATAGAGGATTATATGAATTTTCTTTGAACATTTTTCCTATACGGATAACCGCTCTTTTTTTTTAGCAAAGCACAGGATACAGGAGTCGAACCTGTATCTTTCGATTCAAAGTCGAACATTCTTCCGTTAAACCAATCCCGCATTTGCTCATTTAAATTTTTTACGATGTACGGACTTCATGCATCCTCTGACGAAATAACCAAAGGCAAACGCCCATACAAACATGACGATATAGCCGTAGTTCATATTTGACACCTCGTCTGATTTTTTAACGATCTCGTCTGATGAAAAGTACGATCTCGTCTTATTTATTGTTTCATCAAAATAGCAGAAGCACCATTGCTATCCCATAATGAAACAACTGATCTTCAACCAATCCGATCATGTGCCACCTAGCTTTGAGTGCATCCGCTACAATATGAGAGATAAATATGAGCATCAGATTGAGGTCGATTCCGAACACAATAGCAAACGGAACGCAGTAACACACGCAATGCACAAACAGGATATACCAGTCCTTGCCTTTTTCCCTTGCCATGTAATCAGTCTGAAGTAAGTAATCTCCGACAATGTGGCACATCACAATTTTAGCGATTTGTTCAATCATAGCTCTCTGATTTATTGTTTCCTCAGCCTTTTTGGTCTGCCGTGCTTGAACAGTCGGCAATACCAATATCTGTATCTTGTGCCTTTCGCTTTTCGCAACGCTTCAAGATTGATCATTGATCACCTCTGTTTTCTCAGCTTCGGCGGTCTACCACGCTTGAAATACAGTGTGTGCTGATTCCGCAGATCAGACAATAGGACTGACCATATCTTTCTCTGAAGTCCTTTCGATTCTTTGATCTTTTCTTTGCTTAGCTTCTCAAAGTCCATGATTCACCTCGTCTGCTTTTTGAACGATCTCGTCTGCTGAAAAGTACGATCTCGTCTACTTTTTGTCCCTTTTGTATCCAAACGTCCCTTTTGTAGCCAACTGTCCCTACGGCTCTGATTTATTGTTTCCTCGTTTCGAGTAATTTCGAGTAGTTTCGAGTAACCATTCTCTGATTTATTGTTTCCTTTAGACTTCAGACCATCCGTAAACTGACGGCTCATAGGTGTTCGCATCAATGTCGCTGATCCAGTGCTTGTCCTTGTGACTTACCTTTGCACCTTTAGCATATGCGTCATGCGCTCCTATAGGCTGAATCCACGCAGGGTATTCAATGGAAGGATCATCAACTCTGACCCACAGTGATACGGCTTCAGAAGGCTTCCAATCAGCCTGTGCAGTGTGGTTCTGAAGGCACTTGTAAAGCACACCTTCATATCTCACCCTGTCACCTGTCTGATATGATCCGTCTGATTTCCACGCAGGGAATAACTCGATGCCTGTTAAGGCTTCTTCGTCAGAAAGATTGACGGAGGTCTGCTCAATCAATTTGCGTAACTGTAATGCTTTCTTGCGGTTCATGATTCACCTCCCATGATGATAGAGAATGCTTCATCATTGGAAATTTCATCGTCCTCAGAAGGCTTCGGAAGGTCATACTCTTCCCATGTCAAATCTTCTTTTAGACGATAGCCTTTGCCTTCCGCATGTGGTTTTGCTTTGAACACCGACTGTAATTCAGCATATTCAGCATCGCTGATTTCAACGATTTCTGACCATGATCCGATTGAATTGATATTTGCGTTTTTAACGCTGTGGCTTGTGATTTCACCGTAGCCAATTGCTCCGATGTAGCCGTTACCTATACCTTTGAAATAACTCATAATACGTTCCTCGCTACAAAGACATGATATTTGTACTCATAATACACTCCTGCAACGCCAAACTTTTTACTCGTTGCCGCAGGGGTGAACGTGATTGAGTTTTCGGATAAAGACAGCTGGTTAGCGTTTGCCTCGTAAGCCATTTGGGTCGCTCCATTTGACGCACACGATGAATATGCCAAATAACTATAGCCTCCGAAAAGCGGTTTGTATCCACTTGATATAATGGTTGTGGCTGATCTTCTTTTTCCCCACGCACCACATACAACTTCATTTTCATGCCAATTTAAAACATTGTCATAAGTCACAACTCCATCGGTGACCGTTCCTGTTTTGATAAGCTGAAATTCAAAAAGGAATTCATCGTTTGAGCCAACACCGACAGGGAATGTAATAGAATTTGCATCAGTATCGCTGAATACAACTGTTCCTGTGTAATACTCTGCACCGCCACTGCTCTGAACATTGACTGTGATCTCAGCATTTGCATAATTCGTCACATCTTCCGTTGTTGTGCCGTTCTCTGTAATGCTGATCTGCTTTGTTCCACTAGGTGTGATCCCTGTAGGCACGTTGACAACAACCTCATCATTCAGCGTTGTATCCACAGTGCCGTTTGCCGTGATCTGTCTGCTTGTCTGCCCTACCAAAGCACCGCCACTGACAACCTTGCCCTCATCTGAAGCGCTGTAGCTGTTTGGAACGTTTACACTTGCTGATGCATAATTAGCCACGTTATGTGTGCCATTTGAATTGATGGTCACACTTCCGCTTGGCTGAGGAACAGCAACATGAGCGGTAGCGTAATCGGTTACATCGTGATCACCGTTTGCTGTGATTTCTTTTGTGCCTGTAGACGGATTTGGCACGTTTGTAGTGATTTCAGCGTTTGCGTACCGTGCGACATTACGGGTAATTGTACCGTTCTGCGTGATGTTGATCTCGACTGTGCCTTCTGCTTCACCGCCTCCTCCTGCTCCGCCGTTGTCATAGATTTTCTGAAGATACATCTCTCTTCTTGTGATCGGTGTCATATCAGCAGGTAAGTCTGATTCGCCTGCAATAGCTGACAGGTACATCTCTTCTCTAGTGATAGGAGTCATACCTGTTTCGCCACCTTCAGAGATGGCGTTCAGAAGTTTTTCTTCTCTTGTAATAGGTGTTAATTCATCTGACATAGTTCACCTCAATCTGTTCCGTTTTGGAAGCAATTAATCTGATTCACAACTTCAAGAGCCATCTTCTGATACCCTGCATCAGTTGGATGAACGTTATCCCTAATGTCCGTTGCCGGATCGAGAATCAGATGGCAATAAGAACAACGCACACTGTTTTCGTTGTATCCGCTGAGAATCTGAGCCTGTGCGTATTCATTGAATTTGATCACTCTGTTTCGATACAGGTATTCAGCCACACTGTGAGCAGATTCATCGCTGTTCGGAGTTGTCGGCAGATTCACGATGATCTTGGTGTTTGCATTATAGGCAAGGATGCTGTCAATCATCGTTTTAATGTTGCCAAAAATGCTTGCATAGTCCGGCTCAAGCACATTGTATAAATCGTTAATGCCAAGCTGAATGACCACAAAATCAACTCCACTGTAACCCTGTCGATTCATGTAATATGAAAAGTCAAAGCCGTTATTGTAGAAAGGATTTGTATAGCCGTTCTTACTGGTATTAGCCATGTATTCGGCGGTTGTCCATCCCGCTCTGCCTTCATTCCTGTTCAGCGGTTCTGTGGCTTTGCCGAGCGTTCCCAACAGTGTGATGGTCTTTCCTTTCTCAGAAAAATGAGAAAGCAGTGTAGCCGTCATTACATCGCTGTCAACTGTACTGTCACCAATGGCAAGCAGTGAACAGTTTGACAGGTTTTCGGCAATCACTCGCCTTGGCGCACCATAACCAGTTCCGTAATCAAAGTCAAAGATTTTGTTCAGCAGAGTATCATGAGCGTAATACTTATAGCCGTTTGCAGAACTGACTGCGATTTCGTTTGCGAATACAAATCCATCGTTTGCATACTCGGTTGTTGAATAGCCTGCCTGTGCAAAGATATGAGCTGACGGTGGACTGATTGCTGACTTCTTATACCACTTTTCAGCAAGACCAATCGTCTGTCTGAATGTTGTATTTGGCAAAGCACATGCATACTGGTTTGCGAGGTTCATGGTGCTTAACTCGTTATTGACCAGTTCACGCACCCCTTCGCTTTCAATTACGGATTTAATACTGTCCTTCAGCGTATATGTTATCTGACCATCGAGAGTAGTCTGATAAATGCAGATATAATCATATGTTCCAGACATTACTCCACTGATGGTGATCTGAGCATATTTGATTCCGCTTGGCACTGTATATGAATTGACGTTCAGTTCTCCGTCTGCATTGCTATAGCTTTCATCGGCTTTCTTAACGGCAACAGACCTCAGCGGTGTATCTGCATATACTGGCTGATTCTGACTGTTTAAATAATATTTCTTCGCCGTGATAATATCGCCTTCAGCGACTTCAAACGGCTGTGTATAACCTGCGGTACTAGAATCTACAACAGTTCCATTGGTAGAAAGAATACCTGCGGTCAGTTCGGATCGGGAGTAATTATGTTCAACAACAAGATCAGATACAGTTTTTTCGGCAACGAGATTTGTTTCGCTCTTTAAATCACTGATCTGACCTCTGACAGCATCGCCCGCTGTATCGTAAACTGTTCCATCCTCGCCAACACGAATGTCAGTCAGTTCAGTCAAGCTGATCGGTTCACTCTGTAAATAGACGATAGTTGCATCAACTCCTGCTTGGAATTCAAATGTGACTGTTGCTGTTGCCGTCAGCACTTTATTTTCGTATTTGTAACTGATCGGAATTCCTGCACCGTAACCGCTTGAATAAGCAACTACATCGATGATTGTTACATCGTCTGTGAATGTTTTACTGCCCGTGTAGTTGTACTTATCGCTTGAATGATTCAATGTTCCGAGTGTGATCTTCTCTGTTTGAACAGAGTAACCACTGAGCGATCCTGTTGAATCCGTTACAATTTCGCTGATCCGCTCCCTTGCAACAAGGTCGGTTGCTCCTGCTTTGCCATCTTCATAGCAATCGTGAATCGCATCATGAATCGCTTGACGTACATCTCTGCCATGTACAGCAGTTATGATCGTTTGCAGATTCGTTTCAATATCTGACATATCAATCTCCTTCTGAAATGATGAATCTGTTATAGCTCGGATTCGTTAGCTCCGAAATCGTTCTCTGCGTTGCCCCAAACGTATATACAGAGTTCTGTGGCTTTGCTAAATCAATCATCATTTTTATACATAAAAAAAACGCATCGATCTGATGCGGAACTGATACTGTTCTAACAGAATCGCCAAGTCTAATCCGTTCAACCTCAACATCCAACAAATGCAAATCGACTGCTTTGAACGTCATTGTCATAGCCGACTGGATGCCTGTTCGTAAATACGATGTAGCGGCACTTCTTAGAGCAGATTCAGATGTGATTTCGTCAAAGAAAACCGTTCGCTCAATCCGTCCGAAAACGTTGATTGCATCATCATCTTTGACAAATTCCTCGGATAATCCGATTCTTGAACCGTTTACTTCTTTTCCATACGGACGCACTGCCGTATAGATTTGTGATGCATCGATGTATTCCTCAAAATCTCTGATATTCTTTCCGAACTGAATGACCTGTGAAGTTGTTGCTCCATATGTGCTTAACCATTGGACTCCAGTTTCTTCGCTCGTCAAATACGGAACGATATAACCGCCGACTCCATCGATAAGCACCTTCTTGATCTGTTCCCAACAATTCGAATGGTCTTTTGATTCGATTGATACATTCGCTGAGATATCCGAATATTTATATGTAATTTGACGGTTCTGAGAAGCTCTCGAATCGTACCAAGTAAGGAATAACTTCAACAGATCGCGAGCTTGCATGTTCGACCTTGTGTATGGTGTCAGTACAATATCATTCATCCACGAGAGAAAACCCTCACAATAACAGGTGATCGTGTTCATCATGTTCCGCTTCGTGTTCAACAGCCGTCCACGGAATAACACTTCATTGCCCTGTCTGCATTCAACAGTTGTCTTCAACTTGCTGATTTGGTTATACATCTCTGATCCGACTGGAAGATCAAAAGTCAGTGATCCTGCTTTATTCACTTCGAGCGTCAGTTTCGGATTTGTGACATAGTACCCTTCAACTCCTGCCGCATAGACAAGATTACCGTCAGCATAAATATAATACCGAGGATCATTGTCAAACTCTATTGGTGTTGGAGGCTCCGGTTCCGGTTCCGGTGTTGGAGTCGGCTCCGGTGATGGCTCCGGAACTGTGATGCTCGGAAAACTTCCGTCTTCCGAATAATCAAATGTTTCATACTCAACGGTTGATCCGCTCGATGTATAACCACCACACCTAGCGCCTTGATAGCGGAAAGTACCGGATAGATTACCGGATGAATCATGGGAGAATGTTCCAAGCGTTTGAGCTGAACACATGTCACGCGTTCCGTTTGACTGGCTTTGTCGCATTGCAAACGAAACGGAACTAGATTTACCACCAAACGAAACCGTATATGTGTGTGAATCATTCCAGTATGGATAATAGCCATACTGATAGATTCTCCATTTGTAATAAACCTTTGTTGTGCGATTAGTTGTGTCTTGAGAAATCCAAGCAACTAATTGTAGTTGCCAATATTGGGAAGAGCCTGCATACCAGTGTGATGTCCAAGTTGCTATAACTTGAGGATTGCTTTCGGTTGTTGCTGTTACATACTCGCTCATAATGAACCTGCCGTCATATCAATGGTAACTGTTCCATCGCCACTGAATACCATTTCATATTCTTCATCCATTAAAACAATTTGCGGTAACACTGTTTTTCCGACAGGCAAAACGTACTGGCTTGTACCAAATGACAAAGTTAAGGCACCACCACTGACAATAAATGTTGGCACAGTTGGCTTTCTCGATCCAACAACGGTGATAGTTGTTTCTCCA